TATATATTGTTCTTTAAGTTATAAAATAATATATATTGTTCTTTAAGTTATAAAATAATATATATTTAGCTCGGGGATTTTTGCGATTTATTAATATAGCACCATAAAGGTTTGTTTTTTATTAATAAAAAAGGGTAATATTTTTATGGTAACAATTTTTTAAAATAAGATTTGGTAAATTTTTTGGAATTGGACATTTTTAAAATGTCCATTTTTGATTTTCGCAAATAAGGTTGGGTTTTTTAAATGCATTTTTTAGGATTTTCAACATTTACACCATAAATGATAACAATTTCATATATTTGCTTTTCAAAATTTTTTAAAAAAAATAAAATTTAATAAAATAAAAAGATTTAGATGTAATTTTACTATCATTATATGATAGTAGAATGATAGTGGATTTTACATCAAAATTCTTCGTATGTGAGTTATGTGACTTTAAATGCAGCAAAAAAGGTGATTACAACAGACATCTTTTAACAGCAAAACATAAACGATGTAAAATGATAGGTCAAAATACATCGCATCTTATTTCATGTGTATGTGGAAAACAATATAAGTATGATTCAGGGTATTATCGTCACAAAAAGGTTTGTAAATATATAGAATCATCAGGTAATACAATTTTAGAAAATAATAAAAATTTTAATAGCATTCAAGATAATAACATACAATATATAATTGAACAAAAAAATGATATATTAAATATGTTATATAAAAAAGATGAACATATCGAAGAAATAATAAATCAAAATAAAGAATTACGTAAACAAGTAAGTGAACTTATACCACGTATAGGTTCAAATAATAATACTATAAATCAAAAATTTAATATTAATTTATTCCTTAATGAAAAATGCAAAGATGCTATTAATTTAGATGATTTTATAAATAAAATTACAGTAAATCTTCAGCAATTAGATTTTACAAAAAAAAAAGGATTAGCGGAAGGAATATCAAATGTTATTATGGAAAATATGAAAAAATTAAGCTTATATGAAAGACCGATACATTGTACTGATACAAAGAGAGAGACATTATATATAAAAAATGAAGACACTTGGCATAAAGATCAAAATAAAACAAATTTGAAAAATGCCATTAAAAGAACGTCGAATAAACACTATGATACTTTGGAATGTTGGAAAAATGAAAATCCTGATTTTCAAAATATAGAATCAAAACAGGAATACTTTGCTAAAACACTTTCAACAATCGGTAAATCGGTTGAAGTTATAGATGATAAAATTATAAAAAAAATATGTAATGAGACACATTTAAAAAAATAATTTAAATATAATATTTAAAAACTATGTTAAAAAATATTATATATATGCTATTCTTATTTTTTAATTTTATAACATTTACATTTAATTTAAATAATTTAAATAATTTAGATAATTTTAATAACATTAAATTACCAGATATAAATAATAAATATTATACTAAAATTACATTTCCATTAATAGGCAAACAGGAAATTGAATATTTACAATACAAAAAATATAAATCCAAAATAACTCTAAAAGGCATAATCAATGAAAATGGTTTCGTATCATACAACATTAAAGAATTAGATAAATTTAAAATGGATCAAAAATTAATTAATATTATAGAAAAATATAATTGTGTAATAGAAGAACCATTATATAATTTAGATGAAGACTATATCTCTCTTAAATTGTATATTAAATTAATAAAATTTTCAAAAAAAATAAAATTAAAAAGAATTATATAAATATACATTTGTTATTTTTATTATTGAATAATCTCTCAAAAATACGATTTTTTTTTATTTTTTTTATATATTTATTATTTATTTTATTACATAAAAATACATGGGGTATTATAGGAAAAATCCACCATAATTTACCAAATCTTAAATCCATATAATTTTCTATATTTCTATTTATTAATATATTGCTTGAAAAACTTGTTAAAAATCCTATTGCATATTTTTTTTTCCAATTTATTTTTAATAAAAATATTTTTAAATAATGTAATGGTGTGTGTATTGTTAATAAATATAATTTTGAAATAATTGGATATTTAAACCATAATCCATGCATAATTGAAGATATTAATAATTTATTTTTGTTATATGGGATATCTAATGATATATGATAAATAGATATAGATGTTAATAATATTTTACGTTGTATAAAATTTAAATTATATATTAAAAAAAATGATAAAAAATTAAAAACTATTGTATCAATTGGATATTCAATTATATCAGTAGCACCATGTCCTATTATAGGAATAATTAATGGATATTTAATATACATTATTTGTAATCTATATTAAATATAATATATATTTAATATAGTTTAATTTTGTATTTATAAAATAATTATTTTATAATCCATCAATCATATTTTTTATAGTAGATGATAATTCGGTATATTTTTTACATTTTACACAATTTTCATTATCTTCATTTGATAATATATTTTCAATATCTATACTTTTAACACCTTTATTATCTTGGACCATGTTAATCATACATTTAGCACATTCTAAATCTGAAATTTTTTTTGTATTTACTAATAAATCTTTTATTTGCTTTGAACCGGTTGTACCACCTATTTCTTCTTGTAATGATTTTAATTTTCTTTTTATTAAATTATAAATATCATCGTTTCCGGTATCTTTTGAAGAACTATTTATATCTATAAATCCCTCAATAAAGTCTTTATTATTTTCATCTATTTTATTAGAATTTAGATTTATTTTTTCATAAAAATAATGTTCATTATTTATAGATTTTTCTCTAATTAGATTTACATTTAATGTAAACATATAAAAAACTATCAAAATAGATATTAGTGAAAAAATTAAATATGTCGAAAATTTACACATAGAATAAGTTATTTTCATACTTATTATATTATAATAAATAATTTTTAATATTTTCTATTGTTGTCTTATTTATTTTTCTATTACTATCTTCATATTTAATATTATTTAAACAATTTATATTAGTTTCTAATTCTATTGCCAAATTTTTTATTGTTTTATATGTATTTAATATACTTTCTGCCGATTTTAAATTAACACCTGGTATCTGCATTAACATTAATATATTTATATTATCTTGTGTAATATTTTCTTTTTTTTTTATTTTAATATGTTCTAAATAACTAGTTGGTTTCTTACTAGTTATTTCATTTTTATCTAAATTATTTTCATTTTTATCTAAATTATTTTCAACTTTATCTAAATTATTTGAGAGAAAATTTAAATAATAACCATTTTTTTTCTTTTCTTTCAAAATTTTACAAAAAAAATGAAAAATAGATTCAGCAGTTTCTATATTATTATATGTTCGTATTACAGAAAATCCTTTATAATAATTTAATGATATTAGTGTTGAATAAATCGTAGGAACAAATTTTTTATTTTTATAATTTGATATATTACCTTCGATTAAATAATATATATTATGATTATGTATATTTTGTATATTAGTTAATCTATATGATTGTTCTGTATATCTGCCATCTTTTATACTTGATTCTAAATCTGATAATGATTTTCTCTCGATGATAATAATATTTTCATTTTCATTTTCATCAAAAAATATATAATCACCTACATCTAATGATTTTATTTCTATAGTTATTTTATTTTCTATTAAATCATTCAAATAATTTATATATTTAATTATACTTTCTGGCTCTCTATTATCTATTAATAATTTCATAAAATGTTATTTATTAAATTATTAATTTTAAATATGTTTAAACTAATTTATTATGTATTATTTATATTTAAGCTAATAATTTTTGTCCACCACCTGTTCTGTATTGAACTACGTGATGTGTATATCCAATAGCTTTAATACATTGTTTACCATCGGCACAAGATTTATTAAAACCACATCCTTTTGTTAAAAAGGCGGCATCATTTGATGATTTTAAATATTTATATCCATGAATACCTGTTATATGAGGTCTAACAGTGGCTGTTGGTGCTAATCCGGCCATAGAACCGAAAACACATGTTCTATTTGTATATCTATTACTTGCTCCAATTAAATTTGGACGAGGCATCTAATTTTATATATTAATTAGATATTTATTTTTTTTTAAAATAAAATTAAAATTGTTTTAAATATATTTAAAAATATTATTAAATATAATAATTATAATAATTTATGAACTTAGATAATAATAATTGTTTAATTGATAATCAGGATGAAATAAATAGTGATAGTGATAGTGATACTAATACTATAAATACAAATAGTATTAGTAACATACAAGATGAAATTTTAGTATATAATCCATATAATCCTATAAATATTCAAATAAATGAAGAAAATGTTTATGAAATATTAAAAAAATATAATATTATTACTAAACCATATAATATTAATTTATATAGACGAGCATTTATTCATCGGTCATATACAAAACGCCCTAAATTAGAAAATAATGAATCAAATATTATTATTTCTGATAAACCAGATGATTGTTTATCATTATCTACAAAATCTAATGAAAGATTAGAATTTTTAGGAGATGGAGTTTTAGAATGTATTACTAAATTATATTTATATAAACGTTTTCCAAAAGCAGACGAAGGATTTATGACCGAAAAAAAAATAGCGTTAGTAAAGAATGAACACATTGGTAAATTAGCATATCAAATTGGGTTACAAAAATATTTTGTTATTTCAAAAAATGCTGAAGAAAAAAATACAAGAAATAATGTAAAAAAATTAGGATGTTTATTTGAAGCATTTGTTGGTGCATTATTTCTAGATTATAATAGAATTCAAATAAATGATGAATCAAATTGGTTCGATAGTTTATTTAGTTGTGGCCCTGGATTTCAAATGGCACAAATTTTTGTAGAGAATGTATTTGAAACACATGTCAATTGGATAGAATTAATTAAAAATGATGAAAATTATAAAAATCAATTACAAGTTATAATTCAAAAAGAATTTAAATTAACACCTGATTACATTGAAATTGAAAAAAATAAAGATTATGAATTATCAGATAAAATATATACAATGGGTGTTTTTATTTGTTTTGGTCAAAATATTCATAATGCAAATATAAATGAATGTATTTCTTTTGATACTTTAAATAGTTTTCAAAAAATACATAATTTATTATTAACAAATGATAAATTATTAATATTTTTATCAAAAGCAAGTAATAAAATTAAAAAAAAAGCCGAACAATTAGCGTGTGAAAAAGCTATAGAAAATATTAAACAAATAAAGTAAATACAATAAATATATAAAATTATTTTAGGAATTATTTAATATAATAGTATATAAATATTATATACTATGAATGATGATTTATTACAATTATTAAAAGTTAAAAAATTACCCCAAGATAACATAAAACATACTTTTTTTATTGAAACGCAAAAATTACCAAACATTATAGATAAGACAAAAGAAAAATTAGTATCAAAAGAAGAATTTTTATCTAAAATTTCTGATAAAATTAATATTGTTAATAAAAATTTATCAAAAAGTAATTTATATTTAAAAACACAACAAAATAAATCAACTACAAAACCATTCGAATCTATTATAAGTGATAATGTTAAAGATTTAACAAAAGATGATATTATAATAAATATTAAAAAAACAAAAAAGAAATTAATAATTAGATTATTAAAATTATCAATTAGTAAATCATTACATAAACAAATTAAATCTTTAACGAGTATTGAAAGATTAACAGAAAAACCTAAATCAAATAAAACATATTTAGATAAATATAAAGCTACTTTTATTAAAGATATTGATATAGATACAAATTTATTTATCAATAACACTAAGATTAAAGACCGTATGCCGAATACTAGTGATGATATGAAATTAAAAGTTTCGGAATATTATTTAAATAATCGCGAGACTTTTATTAATTTTATTAATAATTTATTTTTACCATACAAAGAAATATTATTAGAAGAAGAAAAACTAATTCAACAAAATAAAGATAAAACTTCAAATGATATCAAATTACAAGAATTAGATAATGATAAATTTTCACTTTTAACCCATCAAAAAATTGTTAAACAATATATGAGTTTATATTCTCCTTATAGAGGTTTATTACTGTTTCATGGTTTAGGTTCAGGAAAAACATGTTCTTCTATTGCTATAACAGAAGGTTTGAAAAATGATAAACAAATAATTGTTATGACACCCGCTTCATTAAGAGATAATTATATTGAAGAATTAAAAAAATGTGGAGATTTTTTATATAAAAAGAATCAATTTTGGGAATTTATTAGTATTGTAGAAAATCCAGAATATTTAAATATTTTATCAAATATTTTAAAATTACCTGAAGATTATATAACAAAAAATAATGGTGCATGGTTTATTAATACTAAAAAAGAAGCTAATTTTAATGAATTAACATATGATGAACAAGAAAGAATTAATGAACAAATAAATAAAATGATAATGTATAAATATAAATTTATTAGTTATAATGGTTTAAGACAAAGTCATATTCAATCTTTATCGGAAAATTATGAAATTAATCCTTTTACAAATAAAGTTGTTGTTATAGATGAAGCACATAATTTTGTAAGTAGAATTGTAAATAAATTACGAACTAATAACAAATCATCAATATCATTAAAGCTATATGATTATTTATTAAGTGCTGAAAATTGCAAAATTATATTATTATCTGGTACGCCTATTATTAATTATCCAAACGAAATAGCTGCTTTATATAATATATTACGTGGATATATTTATGTTTTATCATGTAAAATAATTGAAACTGATAAAAAATATAATGAAAATAATTTAATTAAATTATTAAAAGACAATAATTTATATCAACATATTGATATAGTTTCATATAATAACTTAACTAAAACATTAACCATTACAAAAACCCCATTTAATTTTATAAAATCAGATAATGAAGATAAAAATATGGTTGAATTTTCAAAAGAAACAATATATTTAAATGCATTTATTGACAAATTATTGGATATATTTATGAAAAATAATGTTAATTTAACATACAATATAAAAGATGGAAAAAAACAATATATAAATGTAGAAGCCAAATTATGTTTACCAGATGATTCTGAAAAATTTAAAGAAACATTCATAGATAAAGATAGCAATCTAAAAAATAGCGAAATGTTCAAAAAACGAATAATCGGACTAACATCATATTTTAGAAGTGCACAAGAGGGTTTAATGCCCGATTATAATTTTAAGGATAATTTTAAAATTAAAGAAATAGAATTTAGCGATTTTCAATTTGGAATATATGAAGAAGCACGTGCACAAGAAAGAACAATAGAAAAGAAAAATAAGCAAAAAAAGAAAAAGAAACCCGATGATATATATGATGAAGCAGTATCAACATATCGCATTTTTTCACGAGCATTTTGTAACTTTGTATTTCCTAAACAACATATTAAGAGACCTATGCCTAAGGAAGATGAAAATATAGAAGCAATATTAGAAAACATAGATAAAAAAGAAAATATAAATGAAGATTTTATAGACAATTTAAGTATTGATGAAAAATTACAAAATGAAGATTTAAATCAAGAATATGAAGATGTGGAAAAAAATGTTAAATTAGAAAAAGAATTAAAAGATGATTCATATCAATCTAGAATTATAAAAGCATTACAAGAATTAGAAGATAATGCAGATAAATATCTAACATTAGAAGGTTTGAATACATATAGTCCTAAGTTTTTAAATATTTTAGAAAATATTTCAGATGAAGAGTATAAAGGTATTCATTTATTATATTCACAATTTAAAACATTAGAGGGAATTGGAATTTTTAAATTAGTTTTAAAACAAAATGGTTATATTGAATTTAAATTAAAATTAGATAAAAAATCTGGAAATTACTTATTAGATGTCGAAGAAGATGATTTAGATAAACCAATGTTTGCTTGTTATACCGGTTCTGAGAGTGTAGAAGAAAAAGAAATTATTAAAAATGTATTAAATAGTAATTGGAAATTAGTTCCATCTACTATATTAAGTGTTATTAATAAAAAATCACAAAATAATTTCTATGGTGAAATAATTAAATTATTAATGATTACTGCTTCTGGCGCAGAAGGTATAAGTTTAAAAAATGTTAGATATGTTCATATAATGGAACCATATTGGCATCCAGTTAGAATTCAACAAGTAATAGGGAGAGCCCGTCGTATTTATAGTCATTTTGATTTACCAAAAGAACATCAAAATGTGAATGTATTTTTATATTTAATGAAACTAAGTGAAAAACAATTAGAAACAGCATCAACAGAATTAAAATTAAAAGATATAAGCAAAATTGAAAAAACCCCTATTTCGAGTGACCAATTTTTATATGAAATATCTACTATTAAAGAAAAAATAAATGAAGATTTATTAAAAAATGTAAAGGAGTCATCAATTGATTGTTTAGTTCATAAAAAAACTGGTTCTAAAGAACAATTGAATTGTTTATCAATTGGTAATCCTAACGATGCAAATTTATTATATGAATTAGATATTGAAAAAGAAAAAGAAGATAAAAATATTAAAATGAATGTAAAACAATTGGGTTATAAATTTGTTGTTCCAAAAGTATTAAAAGATACAAATTATGTTTTAAGAAAAGATACAACAGAAGTTTATGATAAACATGCAATAGAAAATAATAATTTAATAATGATTGGAAATTTAGAAGCTACAAATGGTAAATATGTTATAAAAAAAAATGAAGGAGATTTAATAGAATTATAATTTATTATAATTTTTTATAATTTTTTATAAAATAATGAAAAATTATAATTTTTTAAAAAAATAGAAAAATAGTATCTACTAATCTTTTAAGTAAATCTACACAAAGTGAACCATAAATATTATCAATTTCAATTAATCCTGATAATAATATTTACATCTATAATATATATAATTATTGTTTAAAATTCTTTAAAATTAAATCTTCTAATAAATCTAATTTTTTTATAATTAGATTTAATTTTTCATTTAAATCATCATTCGATAAATTATTATTCGATAAATTATTATTCGATAAATTATTATTCGATAAATTATTATTCGATAAATTATTATTCAATAAAT